CCGGGCTCGGTGGGAAATTGGGCTGCACCGAATGAAGCGCGTTTTCTAACGAGGGCATAGGCGCATGATCCTCGAAGACATCGGCGCCCTCAACGAAGCGGTGAAGCTGTCGGGCGACAAGCAACTCGTGCCGTTCTCGTCCGTCCACATCAGGATGATGGACCTGGGGCCATTCGACAGGGCCTACCTCGAGCACCTCGAGAACTGGCCGGGGATGCTCGACGGCATGGCGCGGCTCGGCCACGCCTATACCGGCGCGAAAGCCGGTCGCCCGATGTGTTCCTTCGGCGTGATGCAGATGTGGCCGGGAGTCGCGGAAATGTGGCTGATTCCCGATGCCAATTTGACGACGGTTGCTCGGCCCTTTCATCGGGCAACCAAGGAATTTATCGACATATGTATGGATGAATTGCAGTTAGTACGCCTTCAGGTCACCGTATGTGTACTAAACGGACCCGCTGACAAATGGATAAAAAGGCTTCATTTTAACGAAGAAGGCATCCTCCGGCGTTTCGGGCCCGAGGGAGCCGACTACAAGATGTACGCTAAACTGAAGGAGCCTGATCGTCATGTGGGAAAAACACGTTAAAAATTGGTTCGCCTGGGGCGGATGGGTGCTCGCCGCCTTTCTCCTCGGCTCGATGTTCTTCTAGGCCGCCGACATGGCCGGCCTTTTTTCCTCTCCCAAGGCGCCGCCGCCGCCGCCCGGCCCCGATCCCGAGCTTCTGCGTAAGCAGCAGCAGCAGGAGGACCGCCTCAACCGTCAGGAGCGGCAGCGCCAACAGGAAATATCCGCACGTCGCCGCGCCAGGTCCGGCGCCGGCAGTCGCCAGCTCATCTTCCAGGCCCGGCTCGATCCAGCTCTGGGCATCCCCTTCGACACCACCTTCGGACCCGGTGTCCGCAACCCCGATAGAGAGAACGCTTAAATGGCAGGTTTATTTTCCGCTCCATCAGCCCCCGCTCCCGCACCCAGACCGGCTCCGGCTCCCGAGCCGACGCCACGGCCGGTGAGCAGGGCCGATGAGGAGTTGGCGGCCGCAACCCGCGCCCGCCGCCTGTCGGCCCGGCCGCTGATCTCGGGATCGCCCCTCGGCGTCCAGACCGGCGGCTTGCAGACCACTCTTGGTCCGCCGAGGGCGCCATGAGCTTCCAGCGGAACCCGAAAAAACGGGGAAAATAAATGGCGGCGTTGACTTCCGAGCAGTTACGCAAGCGGTCGGCGGCCGCCTGGGACAGGAAGGAACCCTGGCGCAACCTCTATGACGAGGCCTACGAGTTCGCCCTCCCCCAGCGCAACCTCTATGACGGCAGTTGGGAGGCCGGCACCCGTGGCCAGCACAAGGGCGTCCGCATCTTCGACTCCACCGCCGTCCACGCCACTCAGCGTTTTGCCAACCGGATGCAGAGCGGCCTCTTTCCGCCCGACAAGAAGTGGATGGTACTGCAACCGGGCACCGACATCCCCGAGGATCGCGACGACGAGGTGCGCCAGGCCCTGCAACTTTTCACCGAGCGGTTTTTCGCCATCCTGAACCAGACCAATTTCGACCTGGCGATGGGCGAATTCCTGATGGACCTCTGCGTCGGCACCGCGGCGATGATGGTGCAAAAGGGAGACGACGACAACAAGATCAAGTTCACCGCCGTCCCCAATTTCCTGATCGCCATCGAGGAAGGCCCTGACGGCAGCGTCCAGAATGTTTATCGCAAGGTCAAGATGCCGGTCGAGAACATCACCCGCACCTGGCCCGACGCCACCCTCAACGAGGAACTGAAGAGGCTGCTCGAGGACAAGCCGCAGGAGCAGATCAACCTCAGGGAAGCCACGATCTACGATGTCGCCGACAAGCAGTGGCGATATTACATCTGGCGGCAACAAACGGATGACCAGGGCGACATCCTCGTCGAGCGCGAGCTCAAGCGGTCGGCCTGGGTTGTCAGCCGGTTTATGAAGATCGCCGGCGAGGTCTGGGGCCGGGGCCCCCTGCTGTCCTGCCTTGCCGACATCAAGACCCTGAACAAGGCCATCGAGCTACTGCTCAAGAATGCCTCCATCAACATCGCCGGCGTTTACACCGCTATCGACGACGGCGTCCTCAACCCGCAGACGATCCGAATAGTCCCCGGCGCGGTGATCCCGGTCGCCAGGAACGGAGGGCCTCAAGGGCCAAGCCTTCAGCCGCTGCCGCGATCCGGCGACCTCCAGCTTTCCCAGCTCGTCATCAACGACCTCCGAATGCAGATACGCAAGACCCTCCTCGACGACAGCCTCCCGCCCGACAATATGTCGGCCAGGAGCGCAACGGAAATTGTCGAGCGGATGCGCGAGCTCGCCATCAACATGGGAGCCGCCTATGGCAGGATGATAACGGAAACGATGGTGCCCCTGGTCCGCCTGGTCTTGGAAATTATGGGCGACGAGGGCCTGATCGACCTGCCGCTTCGCGTCGATGGCCTCGAGGTCCGCATCGTCCCCGTTTCACCCCTCGCCCAGGCCCAGAACCTCGACGAGGTTCAAAGCGTCCTCCAATGGCTCGGCATCGCCTCGCAGCTTGGCCCGGTCGGCCTGGCGACGGCGAAGATGGATGCCATCGCCGACTGGGTGGCCGACCAGCTCGGCGTCCCCGTCACCCTTAGAACCAGCCAGGAGGAACGCCTCGAGATCGAGCAGATAGGTCAGCAATTCCTCGAGGCCCAGGCGCAGCAACAGGCGGTTCCGGTCGATCCCGGCGCACCGCCTCCGGGAGCACCCGCCCAATGAGCGCCGACGCCGATATCGTCAGCATCTCCACCCCAGGATGGGACGGTGTCGAGGCCGAGCCGCCCCAGGCGCCGGCTTATCTGGAAACGGAGCAAGCCGAGATAGACAAGGCGATCTCGAGGCTCTTCTCGACCGACGACGGCGAGAAGGTAATGAAGCATCTGGAGAGGGCCTACATGAACCAACCTTGCTGGGCGCCCGGCTACTCCACCGACTATGGGTTTTTCCGCGAGGGCCAGAACACCCTGATCCGCGAACTCAAGGCCCGGAAAAGCCGGGCGAAAGAGAGGACATGATGGCGAAGAAACAGATGACCAAACCACCGAAGGCAGAAACCAAGAAGGCGACAAAGCCGAGGAAGAAAAAAGAAATGCCGCGCCGGGGCGGCCCTGGCGGGCTCTTCTTCAGGCATAAGGCCAAATAATGGCAGAGGAAGCAAAAACACAGGAAGAACCTCAACCGGCCCCCGCCGCCGCCAGCCTCCTCGACGACACCCCGATGGAGGAACCGGCGTCCGAGGAGTTGGCGCCCGAGGAAACGACGGTCGATCATGTCGCCAAGGAACCGGACGACGCGGCGACCGTTCCCGAGGGAGTGCCCGACAAATTCGTCAAGGACGGCGAGGTCGATGTCGAAGGCCTGGCGAAGTCCTACACCGAGCTCGAGGGCAAGTTCCGCGCCGGCAAGCACAAAGCACCGGATGGCGATTACGACCTGACGGTCGCCAAAGACCACAAGGTGCCGGACGACGATCCGGTCCTGAAGACCTACACCGCCTGGGCGAAGGAAGCCGGCATCAGCCAGGAGCACTTCGACCAGCTTGCCGAGCAGATTCTTCAGAACGGCGAAGATACGGAGCAGCAGGTGGTCTTTGATCGTGATGCCGAGATGAAGCGGCTCGGGCCACAGGCCGACAAGATCATCGACGATCAGATCGACTGGGCCCGCCGCCTGGTCAAAAGCGGCTACTGGGGCGAGGACGACTTCGAGGAGTTCAAGGTCTGGGGCGGCACCGCCGCCGGCGTCAAGGCGATGATGTCGATGCGCCGTTTCTACAACGATACCACCACCATCCCCGTAAACGTAAGCCCCGATGCGGCGGCCCTGCCGTCCAAGGAAGAATGCTATCAGATGGTCCATGACCCAAAATATCAGACCGATCCGGCATACCGGGCCAAGGTCGAGAAGACCTTCGCCGCCGTTTTCGGGACCGAGCCCGACCAGAGGACGGTCATGTAGCTATCTCTCCGCAGGTGCCGGCGCCAGGCCTTATCGGCCACCTCCCTTGGCGTCTAAACACCACAACTGGGGCCTCGTCTCTTGACGGGGCCCCTCTTTTGTGTGTAAAAGGAAGTTGATCGATAACCCATTTCGGTGGGCCGGTCTGGTAGCGGGGAAAACCCGCAGCGAAACGGAGAGCTTTTTCCCCGAGCCGCAGCCAGGTCAGTCCTGACAACTGTAGCGCCCTGTCACAAACCTACAGTGGAGCAACCGAAATGGCTGTATCACTATCCACGAACTTTGTGACCCTGTTTGACGCCGAAGTGAAACAGGCCTATCAGGCGCAGCAACAACTTGCTGGCACCTGCCGGGCCCGAATGGGCGTCGTTGGGTCGACAGTTCAATTCCCAAAGATCGGCAAGGGCGTCGCCGGTTTGCGGATACCTCAAACTGACGTCACCCCCCTCAATGTGGCTCACACCAACGTCTCGGCGAGCCTGTCGGATTATGCGGCCCCCGAGTACACGGATATTTTCGACCAGAGCCACGTCAACTACGAGGAACGTCAAGAGCTGGTTCAGGTCGTTTCGGGGGCCATCGGCCGCCGCGCCGACCAGATCAAGCTCGATGCTTTGACGGCTTCTTCGACATCGCTCACCGTCTCCAACGATATCGGCGGCACCGACACCAACCTTTCGGTGGCGAAGATCAGGGAGGCCAAGCGGCTGATGGATGGGAACAATGTTCCCGCCGGTGACCGTTATTTCCTGATGTCTGCCGATGGTCTTGCAAACCTTCTGTCCGAGACAGAAATTAGCAGCAGTGACTACAACACGGTAAAGAGCTTAGTAAATGGAGCCGTAGACACGTTCCTCGGCTTTAAATTTATTATGATGGGCGATCGTGACGAAGGCGGCCTTTCCATCGACGGCTCGAGTGACCGAAGCACTTTCGCTTGGCACAAGAATGCACTCGGTTATGCCGAGAGCATCTCAGCGTCAACGGAAATCCACTACATCGCGGAGAAAACCTCGTGGCTCGTTACGGGTAAGCTCTCCGCCGGCGCTGTCGCCATTGACGATGAAGGCATCGTCAAGATCACAACGAGAGAATAGGGAGACTGAAAATGGCATTCAACACTGAAAACCTGTCTCTCGTCGGCGGTGGCTCCAAGGCCGGTAACGCTCCGCAGATGTGGAGCTATAAGTCGGACGATACGGCTGCGACCATCGATTCGGCCGGTTACTTCGACAACGGCACAACGACGAATACCGGAATGCGTGATCTGATGAAGGTCGGCGACCTGATGTTCATCCACGCGGTTGCCTCCGGCTCCGCCACCTACGGGCTGCACATCGTGACCCAGGTCACCTCGGCCGGCATCATCGATGTCACCGACGCGACAACCTTGGGCGGCACCGATACCGACTAACCTAACCAGAGTTCCGGGGGGGGCTTCGGCTCCCCCTGGGCTTAACCTCTAGGTGGCCGGCTGATCGGGCACAACATTAGATGGCCCCTCGGGCCCTGGAGGTGCTATGGCGGCCGGCGACACAGACGTAAAGATATGCTCCCACGCCCTGATTCTGCTAGGCGAGAGCGAGATCAGCAGCTTCGCCGAAGGCACCACCCGTGCCGGAATCTGCGAGGCCCTCTACCCGGAAATTCGCTCGATCACCCTGGCTATGTATAAGTGGAGCTTCTCCTTGAAAAAGGTGCAGCTCTTCGAGGGCGTCGGCGATCCCGTCAACGAATGGCAGAATTCCTTCCCGATGCCGTCCGATAGCCTGACCGGAGTACCCCGCGCCGTTTTCAACTCGACCGCCACGGGCATCGCATCCGTCAATTCCGGCTGGGATGTGATCGGTGACGACCTCGTCACCAACTTCGCCACAGTCGTCATCGACTACCAGTACACGCCCCTGGAGGCCGAAATGCCGGCATATTTCATCCAGCTCCTCAAATACATGGTGGCGATGCATATGGCCGAGCCGATCACCGACCAGATCACCAAGGCCCAGCACTGGGAGCGCATCGCCATCGGCAACCCGGCGGAAGGCGGAAGGGGAGGCTTCTTCCGACAGGCGGCATCGATCGACGGCCAGGGCCAGCCGGCCTCTTTCATCGCTGATTATCCGCTGGTTACTGCCAGGTTGAGTCTGTGAGATGGGCCGCGTCGTCAAGCTCCAAACTAATTTCACAGTCGGCGAGATAAACCCCGAGCTGCGCGGCCGTGTCGATCTTCGGCAGTATGAAAGCGCCCTGGAGCGAGCGCGAAACGTCGTCATCAACCCACGCGGCACCGTCGACCGGCGGCCCGGCCTTCCCTTCAAGTTCCTGATCCCGTCCGCCGCGACGCCGGAAGACGGCGTTGCGATCATCAATTTCTCCTTCAGCACGACACAGACCTATATTTTTCTTTTCGTCGGCACGAGGGCTTATATTTTCAAGGCCGGCGACCTCGTCACCAACATCAACGCCAGCGGCGACGACTACCTCGATGTCTCCTCCAGTGTCGCCGCCGTCACCGATGGCGTCACCTCGACCGAGCTCGACGACCTGTGGTGGACCCAGTCCGCCGACACCCTCCTTCTTTTCCATCAGGACATGAAGTCATTGCGGATCGTCCGGGGCGCCACCGATGCGACATGGACGGTCTCGGACATCGCCTGGGAAAACATCCCCCGGTATTTGTTCACCGCCACCACTACCAAACCGGCGGCGACGCTGACGCCTTCTGCGACGGACGGCAAGGTCGATCTCACGGCCAGCGCAACGGTTTTTCACGATGGCCGCGACGGCACTGCCCAGGCCGGCGCCTCAAGCACGATCACCCTCGACAGCAGCGCCGATGCCACCGACGATATTTATAACGGCTCGTCGGTCATCATCCAGAGCGGCACTGGCTCCGGCCAGGAGAGGATCATCTCCGACTATGTCGGCTCAACGAAGGTGGCAACGGTGTCTGTCGCCTGGGACACCAACCCGGACAGCAGCTCCGTTTTCACCGTCACCAGCCAGGTCGGCCAGCGCATTTTCGACAACGGCAGCGGCATCGGCGAGGCCCGCATCCTCGAGGTCGAAAGCGGCACCGTCGTCAAAGCCGTCACCCTGTCGCCATTCTTCGACGACGATGCCATCCCATCCGCCGACTGGACCCTGGAGCAGGGCTACCGGGACGCCTGGTCTTCCGCCAGGGGATGGCCTCGGACGGCGACATTCCATGAAGGTCGATTATTGGTAGGTGGATCGAAGTCCCTGCCGACCACGGTTTGGGGCTCAAAGGTTGGCTTCTTCTTCGACTTCGATCCCGGCCAGGCCCTCGACGACGAGGGTCTCGAGGCGACTATCGATACCGATCGGGTCAACGCCGTGACCGCCGTCATGTCCGGCCGCGACTTCCAGTGTTTCACCACAGGCACTGAATTCACCGTCCCCCAATTATCCGGCGAGCCCCTGACGCCGACATCCTTCCTGTTCAAGCCGGCGACCAGGCGGGGATCGGCGACCGGCATCCGACCTCAAATGACCGAAGGCGGAGTGCTTTACATTCAGCGCGGCGGCAAGGCGATCCGCGAGCTGATCTTCAGTGAGCTGGAAAGCAGTTTCGTCTCCAACGACATCTCGCTGTTGTCCTCGCACCTGTTGCAGTCGCCGACGCGGATCGCAATGAGGCGCGGCACCAACGTCGATGAGGGTGACCTGCTGCTGATCCGCAACGGCGGCACCGGCGGCATCTCCGGTTCGATCGCCGCCTTCGCCATTCTCCGATCTCAAAACGTCATCGCCCCGGCACTGTGGACGACGGACGGCACCTTCATCGATGTCGGCATCGACGACGCCGACACGCCGGTCATTTATGTTGTCTGCAAAAGGACGATCAACGGTTCCACCGTCTATCACCTCGAGGCCTTTGACGACAACTACACCACCGATGCCGCCCAGCAGATTCTGCCGCCGGCCTACGGCACCACCCTGGTCGATGGCGCCGGCCAGACCGGCACCACCCTGATCGTCGATGGGTTCACCGTGCAGCCCCAGATCAAGGATACCTTCACCATCGCCGGCGTCACCGGCAGCTATACCATCACCGCGACGACGACCCTGTCTTCCACCGAAAGCACCCTCACCATCGAGGAGACCCTGGGCAGCTCGCCGGCGGACGGCGCCATCATCACCTTTACAACCGTAACGAAGCTTGACGACCTGTCGCATCTGGAGGCGGCGACGGTCAAGGTCATCGCCGACGACGCCGAGCTCGCCGACGCGACGGTGGCCTCCGGTTCGATCACCCTCGACCGGCCGGCGGCGACCTATGTCGAGGTCGGCCTTGAGTATCCCACTTTCATCGACGATCTGGACGATGACGCGACGAAGACGACGCCGCTGATCCGCACGATGCCGGTCGAGACGCGGTTGCCATCGGGCCCGGTTACCGGCTTCAAGAAAAGGATCATCAAGGTCAATGCCATCCTCGACGATACCCAGAACATGACGATAAACGGCGACGCGGTTCCCTTTCGCCGCCTCGATGAAGACAGTCTCGACACCGGCATCGCCTTTTTCACCGGGACTAAGCAGACCGGGCCGTATCTGGGCTACACCCTCAAGGGCCAAATTGAGATCACCCAGGATGCGCCACTTTTTTTCACTCTTCTCGCTCTCGATTACACGGTTAGTTTAGGACAATAGGACAATGAGTCTTGCAGGAATAGGGCTCGCCTTCTCAGCAGCCAGTGCCCTCGGCCAGATACGCCAGGGCCAGGCCCAGGCGGCCGGACTCAGGGCGCGGGGCCAGGGCCTCCTCGTCCAGGCCGACTTCGAGCGGTTGAGGGGCCGGCAGGAAGCCCTCAAGTCGAAGCGCGAAGCCGTCAACCAGCTTCAGGCGATCCTCGAGGCTCTCGCCAGGACGACGGCCGTCGCCGGCGCCGGCAACATCAACCCGTTCTCCGGCAACCCGGAGGGCATCAAGATCAAGGCCCTCAACGTCGGCGGCTTGAATGTCGTCGTCGCCAAGGAAAACGAGGCCATCACCCGCCTGGTGGCGAACTTCCAGGCGAGCCAGTATGAGTTCGCGGCCGGCCAGGCCTTCGCCGCCGCCAGTGCCGCCAAGTCGGCCGGCATAACCTCGGCCCTCTTCACCCTCGGCTCGGGCCTCTTCTCCTTCGGACAAGCTGGTGGTTTTGGCAACCTCGGCGCAACGGCGACGACAACAACCGGAGGGGGCGCATTTTCGGCTACAGCCGGCTCGACGCTGCGACCGATGCTCCCGTCGCCTGGCACGTTCACCCAGTCCTTCCAGTTTCCGGGCTTTGGCACCTCTGCCTCTGATGCGTATGGACGGATAGGCATCTGATGGCAGCAAGGCTCCCACAGATAGACGCGAAGGCGACCATCGCGCCGATCTCGCTGCCGAATGTCACCGTGGCAAAGGATGACCCGGTCAGCGCCGTCCTGGCTCAAAGTTATAGCAACCTGACATCCCGCATCGAGACCATGAGAACCTCCGTTAACAGGATGGCCCTCAAGCAGGGAGAGGCGACAGGCCTCGCACGGGGAGCCGCCTCGGCGACAGAGCTCCTTGAAATGTCGAAGCTGACCGGCAAGCCGATCACTACAGCCGATCTGCCGGGCGATCCCTCTTCCATCAGTGTCATTGAACAGGCGGCATATAGGGGAGGTCTCGCCGTCGTCACCAGTCAGTTCGCCGTCGATGGCCGAAGAGCGATCCAGGCGGCGGCGTTGAAAGCGTCACAAGACCCGGATATGACGCCCGGCGCCTTCAACATGATCCTTAATGACATCGTTAAAGAACGCACCGAAGCCCTCTCCAACATCTCGCCGGTGGAGGCGGCGAAGCTGGGCGCCACCCTTTCGATCGTCGCCAACAGCACCGGCGTCAGCCTGGCCAGGTCGTTCTTTACTCAACAGAAGAGTCTCAGGAAGGCCGCCGCCATCGCCAGCGTCTCGGACTTTCAGAACGATATCAAGGCTATCATCTCGGGCTATCAGATAACGCCAGGCGAGCCATCCCTACAGAAAACAATCGACGCCCAGTTAGACCAGCTCGAGAGCCACCTTACCAACGAGGGTGTTCCAGCCAATACCGTGGCGACCAAGCTCAAAGCAGTCAGGGCGGCTATCGTCGGGCAGAAGATCGCGGTCATCAAGAACTATGCCCGAGATCATACCTACGATCCCATCGGCGGGATGTATGGGGTCATACAGCAGTTACAAGGCAAGAAAGGCAGGGTGGCTGATGACAACATCCAGGCGGTTTTTGAAAGCCTCGACGTTGTCGGCAAGAACAAGCTCATCGATGACCTCCGCACCGAGCATAACGCGCTAATTAATCTCGATGTGGCGCGTGAAAATAACATCATAAAAGGAAGAGAAAAGGTCATTTTCGAGTTGACCCAAGTCTTTATGAGAAACCTCGAAACTGATAGGGAGGTGGCACAAGCAGCTCTCGACAGCATACGGGACATTGACGCGGACGCCGCCAAACCCTTAGACAAAATATTCAACGAAGGGCCAAGGCCAGATACGGAAAACAGCGAACAGGTCCGCCATCATATGACGCAGATGATCGACAAAAGGAAGAGCGTTACAGACTTACAGAGAGATATTATTGACGACGGGAAATTGAGCACCGGCGAGAAACTTGACCTTTCTCAAAAGCTGCTGGTTTTCCAAAGTGACAAAGTCAAAACTGCCCAAAGTATTGCCAAAGCCGAAATCGCCATTAATCCCGTTGAAGTCAGGCGGTTGGGCCCGAATGCCTCCTCCGAGCAACGCCGCCTTCTCGCCATTTACGATAAGCTCAACGCCAAGCTGGTTAGGGGGGCGATCGATCCTGCCTTCGATCCGATCAGTTTTATAGACATAGAAATCCCGAAAATTGAAATACAGGAAACGAAGTACCTTCTCGGTCAGGCACAGAAATCAATAAGGAGGAGGATCACCAACATCCCCAAATGGGAGCAATATGATCTCAAAACGATCCCCGGCCTGGTGGCTCTCAACGTGGCGCTCAAAGGCTACAAGGGCAAGAAGGGGTTTAATGCTCGACGTTTGGATAGAGCTCAAGCGAAAATAACCGACGCTATCGAGGCCCTTGAGGCGCTCGAGTTGTTGGGGGGCCAGTGATGGCGGAAATAGTCGAAACCCCCCCCGGCGGCATGACGGGACCGGACGTTCAGCTCCCCGAGAGCGTTCTCCCCGAGAGCGCCGCCGCCGAGCCGCTGGTCATCAACATATCGCCGCCGGCGATGGATATCAACGAGAGGCTGACCACCCGCTATTATATGCGGACCAACCCGGCCGGGTTTGATGTTGACGACGCTGGTGATCCCATCGATCCCCTCGATGACACCGTCGAGCCGGCCATCGAGCCGGTCGTTGAGCCAGTCGATCCCCTCGATGAAGCGGCCCAGATCGGCGGCACCGAAAGCCGCGATATCGTAGAAGACATCGAAACGCTGGGCGAGGTCTTGCCTGATGTCGCACAGGGAGTTTTGTCCGGTACGGCCAAGGGGTTCCATCAGATCAATAAGCTCGATCCCACCGGCATCCTCCCGGCCGTCGAGGCTTTCGGCAAGCGAATCGCCAACTTCCTCGGCATCGATACCGGCATCGACGAGCCAAAATATTTATCTGGAAAGCTGGCCGAGGGCTTTGGTCAGTTCCTCCCCGGCATCATCCCCGCCACTAAGGTTGCTCGCGCCATGATCGGCACCAGTACAATTATCAGAAGGGTCTTGGCCGAGATGGCCGGGGGCGCGGTGGGTGACTTTGCCACTTCCAGCGAAGCGGAAGCGGAAGGCCTGGTCGGGCTGGTGAAGATGATCGACGCCGACTGGGCGCAGAAATTCGGGGACACCATCCAGCATTTCATCACCAAGGGCGGCGGCGAGGATATTGATGAGTTCCGCGCTCGTCTGGTCGGGGCGGTTCCTGGCGTTGTGCTCACCCCCATTTTAGCTCCTGCGATAGAGGGCCTGATAAAGATCGTCTCATCCGCCCTGAAGTCGGGCGCGGCTAAAGACCTCGTCAAGGTTTTCGATGAGGTTCAGGCTGATGCCGAGGGCGCTGGCCGGGGTGGAGCGGAGTTACGACGGGTTGGGACAACTGGGCAATTTGTTGGGGCTCCGCGTGGCTTAGATACGCCGCATAGGCTCGCGGGGCTTAGACGGCGGTTGACAAATCTCGCAGAACAAGCCGATGCAGCTAATCCCGTAGCTCGCTTTTGGTATGAACGATCAGGAAGGTCAATTCTTGGACTCACCGGCGGCGACATCGACCAAGCTGATACATTTGTCCAGTTGCTAGCCGTTCTGTCGCGTGGCAATCCGGTCCAGAACAACATGGATGCGGCGCTTCGGGCGTGGAACCAATTTCATGCCGGCGGCCAGATATCGGCGGGCCGTTTCCCCAACAAGGACCGGGCCGAGATCATCGGCGTCCTCGACGGTACGGGCGATGTTTCCGGTCTCAAGCGGACGGCGTTCTATGCCAACTTGATGCAGGAGATCGACCCGTCCAGGGTGCCGGCTGACGCCGTCACCGTCGATCTCTGGATTATGCGGGCCTTCGGGTTCAAGACTAAGGGCGGGCCACACAAAAGGCAGAGCGTGACGCCACAACAGAACGCTTTCGTCCGGGGCGAAATCCAGAGGCTGGCTGGCGAGTTAGGCTGGGAGCCGCATCAGGTTCAAGCGGCGATCTGGGTGGCGCAGAAAGCCAGACACGAGGGCACACCAATCCAGGCGGCATCATTCGATTTCTCCAACGCGCTGGAAACAACTCGTGGACAGATTAACTGGGAGGCGATCCCCCACCCAGACGATCCGGATATGGGCTGGCTGTTCCATGCCCCACCCGAGGTCAAGGCCGACTACCACCAAGCCGCCGCTCGCGCCTTCCTCGACGAGAACGGCGATGACATCATCACTAAACGGTTTGGGGTGCTTTCGACCGGCGACTTCCATGCGCCGGGTGCGTTCGAGGGTGGGGTGCAACCGGGCGCGGCGATTAAGCTTCCCATAGCGGGTAGAACATCGGCCAAGCCCGGCGAGCGGATCGACGCCGATACCAGGCTGTTGCTCGATGTGATGACGGGTCTAAGGCTCGCGCTCTTACGCCAGAAGGCTGGCGGATGGCACCGGCCTTTCTACCAGACTTCGATAAAACAGGCTGATTCTATCGATATCCACATCGGGCGCGGACTGACCATCGACGAGACCGAGGCGGTCTACAGGGAGATTATGGCGCTGGGCGGGCATGTCGATTTTGCCCCGATCTCGACCGAGAATGGCTTCCGGGTGTTCAACGGGGACTGGACCGGCATCGATAACAAGAAGATGCACGAGATCGTTGACCGTGCGACAGAGAATGTGATAGAAGCGGATTTCGATCCTATCGTATTTCGCCGTGAGGGCACTTATCTTGATAGGGATGTAAAGGGAGACCCAGATGGGCAAGTCTTCAGGAATATCGCTGGCAAAGCGGGACGACCCGATCTTCAGAGAAGGGCCGACCTTCTATACGAGGAAATCGGATCGCGGCTTGACGCCATTGACGCCGCCTTCGCAGAAGACGCCGGCCTCACCCACCGTCTCCGCATCCCTGAAGCCGAAGCCAAAACCCAAGGCCTAACCGAATCCGGAAGGGTGACTAAAGAGGGAGGCCTATAATGGCGATCCCTCAAGACCCCCTCACCCCCACGATCACCACCGTCCCCGATCCGGCGCCCCAGATCGAAGGGCCTCTCGACGAGGCCATATCGCCTCCCGAGCAGATCAGCCTCTTTGAAGACGATAGCGATGTGCAGCCGCCCATCGAGGCTGTCGAGCCTGTCCCCGTCACCACTGATGATCCCACCCAAGTAGCCGGCCTTTGGACGACGATAAAAGGAGTTGCGAAAAAGGCAGCGAAAAAGATCGAAGAAGCCGAGCCCATCGGGGCCAAGCCTCCCGAAGAACCCATCACCAGGGTTGGCGACTTCTGGGTAGTAAAGGAAGCGTCCGACCAAGAGGTGGCCGCTTACAACTCGATCATCGGCGTCACCGAAGGCAAGCCGCCATCGGTGGCTATCAATTACGATCGCATGGTGGGGACCAACAGCGAGCTGGAAACCTTCGACAAAATTGCTCAGGTCTACAAGGAATACATCGACAAGCAGAAGCGCGGCAGTATTACCTTCCTCGAAACCATCAAGGCGGCCCAACGGAAGATCGACGGCGGTGTCATCGAGGCGGTCAAGAAGGGGGGAGAGACCGTTGCCAAGCTAACGGAGGGTGGAGTTGACGGCATCCTCGACTTGCTGTTCAAGCGCAATATCGGCCAACCCATTAACGCGGAAGACCTGATCGCCGGCCGGCTCGCCCTCGCCGTCATCAACCGGGATGTCACTTTATTGCAGCAGAAGATCACTGCCGGCATCGCAACCGAGGCCGACAAAATACAGTTCCGGCAAGCGATGGCGATCGAGGGAGCTGCGATGGCTTCCCTCCTGGGCGGCAGGGCCGAGGCCGCGAGGACGACGGCGGCGGGGCGTATCGTCGCCGACATCAGCCAGACGCGAGCTGACGAGATCACCAGGCTTCTCACCGAGGGCGGTGATCAGACGGTGGAATGGCTGGCGCAACGCTATGCCATACTGCCGACTGCCGAGGCCAAGGCCCAGTTTTCCAGGGGCATCCGTGGCAAGATGGTCGATGTCTGGCAAACCATTTTCCTCAACGCATATCTTTCCGGCCTGACAACCCAGGCCGTCAATATTGCCGGCAATACCGGCATGGCAATGCTTCAGGTCGTCGAGCGGTTGGGAGCGGAGTTGATCGGCGGAACCCGGCGGTCGGGCGCCAAGCTTTTAAAGAAAGGCGTGGACAAGTTCGCCAAGCCGTTAAAGCCCGGCCAGAACGAGCTGCCCAGTTACCTCCAGCGGACATCTGCCTTCCTCGGCCGGGAGGCGGCGGGAGGCGTCCAGCGTGGCGAGGCCATAGAGATGCTGCACGGTCTCATCGTCGGCACCCCCCAGGCCCTGCGCCTGATGCTCAAGTCCTACATGCTGGATATGCCCCAATCCGGCGGACTGACCACCAAGCTCGATATCAGGGGTCTCCGCAACCCCATCACCGGGGAGAACCTCCTTTCCGAAAATATCAGAAACTTCGGCATCGGCCCCATCGCCAACCTGGGCCGCGCCGTCGATGCCCTCGGGGTTATTTATACCCACCCCGGTCGCGTCCTGATGAGCGTCGACGAATTCTTCAAGGCGTGGAACCAAAATGCCCAACTCCACGCTCTTTCCCTGCGGCGCATGAAACAGAATATCACGGCCGGGATGTCACCTAAAGACGCCAAGGTGCGGTACGAGGTCGATATGCGCGATCCGCCGGCTGACCTACTCGAGGAAATTCGGGAATTCGCCGATATCTCCACCTTCACCAACGAGTTGGAGGGGGCGCTGGGCAACCTCCAGACGACGATGTCCCATCCGGCCATGAAGATCGCTGTGCCGTTCTTCAAGACACCCACCAACATCGGCGGCCAGACGTTGCAACGGGCCGGGCCCCTCGCCCTCGCTTCACCTAAATTCCGCAAGCTGATGATGAGCGCCGATCCAGCCGATCGCGATCTTGCGATGTCGCGACTGGCGATCGGATCGACGATCATGGGCACCTTCGCGATGATGGCCGCCGGCAACCTCTTCGACGACGACGGCAACCTCATCGACGACATCACCATCACCGGCTCTGGTCCGACTGCTCGTGGATCGAAAGACGCCTTCCGCCGGCAGAAGCTTCAGCCCTATTCCATCTGCGAAAGGGTTGGCAGCAGCACAAAGTATTCCTGCGTTTCCTATGCCCGCTTCGATCCCATCTCCGGGTTGCTGGCGATGGCCGGCGACTACGCGGATTATGCCAGGTACAGTGACGACAAAGAGGAGCTGGAGTTGCTGGCGACGGCGGCGGCCCTGGCTGTCGAAAACTACATCGACGAGCTTCCCATGCTCCAGGGGATGGTCAAGATCGGTTCGGAGTTCGGGCGGTCAAACAAGGACGGCGCCTTCCTTCCAGGCCTTATTGACACGCTGGTGGAGATGACCGCATCGACGATCCTCGAGCCGGGGCTGGCGATAATGACGACCGGAACCAACTACTCCTCCCTGATCGCCAGCATCGAGAGGATGCAAGACCCGACCGTCAAGGATACGACACCCGATCCAAACCTGCCGATAGTGTTCAGGGGTTTCTATGCTGCCCTCCTCAAGGCGAAAAGCCGGAACCCCTGGTTCAGCGACGAGGTGCCTGACCGCCTGAACCTTTGGGCTGAAACGACAAACGCCGGCGAGGGCAGGGCGTGGGAGCTGTTCTCCCCCATCCGCATTCAGGAGGCGGAGTTCAACCGCGTCGATACCGAGATACAGCGGCTCAATTTCTTTGTCGGCGGCCGGCTGACGATGACCCCGTTCAAGAAAGTCAACGGCGTTAAATTGACCACCCTCCAGAAGAACGCCCTGATCCGCGCCACCAACGAATTCGAGATCAACGGCATTGTGATGAAGGATGCCTTCCTCGACCTGATAAATTCCGACCGATATTACGATCTCAGCAACGAGGACAAGATAAAGGAGATGGCCAACATCGTCACC